ATACAAAGGCAAAATGATAGAAGTATCAAACGCATTTATACACGATTGTGGCATGCACGCAGTACAGCGAGGTATGACACTAGAGGAGTATATAGCCGAAGCTTTTACAATGCTGGAGAACAAACCAGTTACAATTCTAAATGAAAAAATGCTGTATCAAAGTACAGCAGGATTACATCACAATGGGGAGAAAATTGGAAAAGACGATTAAGGATATAGTAGATAAATCACATAATGCCTATAAGGGAAAGTTTTGGAATAGACACATAAAAGCATTTCAACGCTGGAAAGAATTGGAAAAGTGGCAGCAGGAATTTGATTTCTTTTGCAGTCGCATGTGGTTAGACTATTGCGATGAAAATAATACAATAGTAAGTAACCATCTGACTTTACAGGAATATACATATAAGTATGAAAACTGGCTAGTACAACAATTTAAAATAAAAAGAACGGTAGACGGCACAATTATATGAAAACACAAGACTACAAAATAACATTAACAGTAAAAGCCGATGTCACAGATAGAGCGGTAAAAGAATGGTTACCAGCAGCTTTAAATGAAGGTAATTTTCACTATAGACTATTAAAAGTATATAGTACAGAAATAGAGCCAATAGACAGAGGTGATCCTGATAATAAGTATCTAAATGATATGGATCAGGACTAAGACAACAGGAGATATATGGACGACGGCGAGCCGAGTCAATTATATAAAACATTACTATTAGAACAAGAATACAATCCCTCACAAGCAGTACAGATTCTAATAGCATATTACAGAATGAGTGAGGAAGAGGCTAATTTGGTATCAAGAAATTACCATTTTAGATTAGGGAGAACGAAACATGGCACAACCCAGTGAACAGTTTCAAGGCGACATGAGCCGAAATGAGGTTGAGATTGACCTTAACAAATTCATGGCAATGGTTTCCGAAATAGGGGAACTAAAACAAAAAATCATGGAAATGGAGAACGAAAGAGAACCAGATAATCCATGGCAAAAATGGATATGGTTATCTAACATGATAGACGCATGGAGAATATTTCCCAGAGCATTCTTAGGTGTTTATATGTTTTTACTTTATTACTGCACAATGTGGTTTATGGAGTTACCAGATCCTAGTCTTGAACAATCAGGACTTATATCAATAGTAGTCGGAGCAGGCGCAGCTTGGTTTGGACTTTACGCAGGAACAGCAAAGGATAAGATTAATAGTAAAGGATAATGTTTACACGAATGGATCAAAGTACAAAAGAAGATTGGGAGCATATCTCACAAGAACATATGCCTCATATTCTTGACATGCCAAATCGTGTTGTAAAAATGATGGAGGATTTAATGTACATCAAAGGCGGATTTGCAGTACATCAATTAGAACATTGTCTACAAACCGCCACTCTAGCTAGACGAGATGGCGCAGATGATGAAATGATACTTTTGTGTTTAATACATGATATAGGGAAAGTAATAAGTGTTCTTGGACATGGAGAAATAGCGGCAGAAATCGTTAAACCATATGTCAGCGAAGATACTTATAACATTCTAAAATATCATCAAGATTTTCAAGGAAAGCATTATTATCACTATCAAGGTAAGTCTACAAACTTAAGGGATAAGTATAAAAATGAAAGTTGGTATAATAAATGTGTAAAATTTACAGATGATTATGACCAAATTGCATTTGATCCTATGTACGAAAGTGATAAGCTAGAGAGCTTTATAGACCTTATTGAACAAACTTTTAAACTACCCAAAAATAACACTTGACACACAACTTAAAGTTTAGTATAATATATGTATGAATATTTTTATATTAGACGAAAACATAGATAAATGTGCGGAGTATCATGTAGATAAACATGTGGTTAAAATGCCACTAGAATCTGCCCAGATGCTTTGCACTACACATTGGATAAACAAATATGTCGGATATAGACCGAGAAAACTTACATCAGAAGAGTGGGCAACAGTACGAGAATACAGGCAAGTGGAGCGTAGATCGTTTCCTTATCTACCCACTATGCATAATCACCCTTGTAGCGTGTGGGTTCGCAGTAGTCTCGATAACTACGAATACTTATATGCCCTTGCCCTCGCCATCAATGACGAATACGGCTACAGATACGGAGGCAGATCGCATAAGTCAGTGCATGAGGTTATACTCAACCTACCCGACATCACCTTTCCTCGCATCGGGCTCACCCCATTTGCACAAGCAATGCCTGAGAGTCTCAAAGGCACAGACGCAATCGAAGCCTATAGAAGATATTACTATACAGAAAAAACAGGATTAGCGAGTTGGAAATATCGAAAAAAGCCAAGCTGGTGGTTAGAAATCAAAAAATAGTTCTTGACACAGCATTTATTATTTAGTATAATATAACAATGAAAAAAGTTAAATTTAGATTAAGCGAAGATTTAACAGTAACTTTTCCACCACATTGGTCGGAGAAAGAAATGGACATTTGGGTAGCCAAATGGAAGAAGTATAACAATAAATTACATTAGGAGGCTCTGTGGCAACAGACGAACAAGCAACATTTGACGAATATGGAAAGTTCGTACAATTTACAACATCTGAAGAAAGTCTACATACAGAAACATTAGTTGATAGACTAATGGATTTGCATGTACACCATTCTGCAGAATTTTCACAACTCCTAACAGCAGCTATCGGCATGCAGGCCGAATCAGGAGAGTTTTCCGAGATTATTAAAAAAATAATCTTTCAAGGAAAAGAATTTACCGAAGAAGAACGATTTCATCTCATGCGAGAGCTTGGAGATGTGCTTTGGTATTGGGTTCAAGGCTGCACAGCCTTAGGATATACACCTAGACAGGTAATGGAAGAAAACATTAAAAAGCTAGAGAGTAGATATCCGAATGGTTTTGAAGTAGTTAGAAGTGAAATTAGAGCAGAAGGAGACATATGACATTTTTAGATATATTCTTATTTCCATTTACTATGTTTGAGTACATATTTTCACTTATGGCATGGTTATTTTTAGTGTCGTGGGTAATGATGACAGACTGGTATTTTGAAGTAAGTCAAACTATATCAGAAAGATATAGACAATTACGAAATAGGAAAAAATGAATTACGAATTTAAAGAGGACAAAGTAATAGAGTCCTTAAAACTATACATAGATAGTACCTATGAGAAGCATTATGGCTCAGGCAAATTTCAAGCGACTGAAGTTATCTTTGACGCGGATCATGGAGAAGGCTTTTGTATAGGAAACATAATGAAGTATGCTCAAAGATACGGCAAGAAAAATGGTTATGATGAAAGAGATTTATATAAGATAATTCATTATGCTATTATTTTAATAGGGCAAAAAATAAAAGAGTACGAACTAAAAGAATATGAAGAACAAATGCAAATAGATAGTGATTAATGACAAAGAAAAAACCAACAATTGAAGAATTGAGAAAACAACAAGAAGTGACTAAAGGCATGGAATGGTATCGCCTAGAGGAAGAAATACAAGAACTTTTGGAAGAAGAAAAATTAAATAAGAAAGTTGAAAATTAATGGCAATAAGAAAGAAAGCAGGAGAAAAATTAGACGACGCTACTTTGACTAGGGTATCGGAATTACTTAATCAAGATGAACCGATAACTAAAAAACAAGCGTGTGAAATGCTTAATATAAGCTATAACACTACTAGACTAGCTAAGATATTAGATGACTTCAATGAGACAGCCTCTTACAGAGAAACTAGAAAATCTCAGAATAGAGGCAAAAAAGCCACTGATATGGAAACTAGAGAAGCTATTGAGTCTTATTTAAAAGGCGAAACAGTATCGGATATATCAAAAAGATTATATAGAAGCACTACCTTTGTTAAAAATATATTAGACAGAGTGGGAGTACCAGAAAAACTACCTAAAACAAAACGAAAAGGCGCAGCCTACTTACCAGATGAGTGTGTAAGTGAAAGTTTTGAAGAAGGAGAAAAAGTCTGGTCAGCAAGTTATCATGCTCCAGCTATAGTTGAAAAGGAATATACAATAGAGTATCAGGATTCAATGCCAGGAATACGAACAGTAGATTATCAAAAAGACTATGGTTGCAGCTTATATAGAATTTGGGTACTTGAAGGCGATAAAGAATGGAATGAGTATTTTGGATATGTAACTCAGGGCTTTAGCGCACATCAGTTATCTTACGATTTAGGCAGTCTAACACACTTAGAAGAGTACGGCGTTAGATTTTAAGAGGAAAAGTTATGGGACTATGGACAGTCATAGTTTCTGCATATGTTGCTACGTGGTGTATGATGATATTTCGTACATGGTCTGTTAGTATGTATATGATAGAAAAGAAACAACCAAAGAATTTAATGATAAAGCATAGAGGAATGGCTTTTGTTACTTATATATTTTGTATGATACCTTTAGTACCATTCATACCACAAGTAGCATTAAGTAATAAAGCTAGAAAAAGATTTATTATAGCTTACGTAAACGCAATAACAAAGGAAAAAACATGAGAGAACAAATAAAAGATGCCCTAATAATGGGTTATCAAGGTGAAATAGCTAAGGCTAACGCAAATATAGAAGTGTATATGAGAAAGCCTGTAGGTATTGGAGAACACCCAGACATATTGGCTGCAATAGACTCTGAAATAGAGAAAGCCGCACATGCCCAAGAAAAATTAGAGTATGTCGCTAACTTAGAAGAATACTAATGCACTCAGTAAAACAAGTACAACAAAAACTAAATGGGTTAAGAACTTATTTGAAAATGAATTTCGGGCAGCCTCTAACTCAGGATAAAATTGATCAATGTAATCAATTTATCGCTGAAATAGAGTCCGAATTTAACACCAAAAAATAGTTCTTGACTCAGCACTCAAAATTTAGTATAATATATAAATGAGTGATAGATTTTACAACCAAATGAGAGAAAAAACGGGTTGGGCACCAGGCTTACCCGAATATCTCAAAACTAGAAGGAGAAGAAACATGGCATGGACTGACGAAAGCAAGGCCGAAGCCGTTGAACTATATACAAGCGAAGAACCAACTCCAGAAACGAGTATGGAAATCGTTAAAACTATAGCTGATACTTTAGGAGAAAGTCCTAATGGTGTTAGAATGATTTTAACTAAAGCTGGTGTATATGTTAAGAAAGCTCCTGCAACTAGCTCTGCCAAATCAAATGGTGGCGGAGGTAGAGTAAGCAAAGCAGACTCACAGCAAACTTTAAAAGATGCTTTGAGTGATGCTGGTCAAGACATTGATGGAGACATCATTGATAAATTGACTGGTAAAGCTGCTGTTTATTTTGCAGGTGTTATCAACGCTATAAATAACTAATCTTACTACCATTATTAAAAAGAAAGAGTTTTCTTAATAATAATGGAGTATATTAGTGAAAAAAGACGAGTTCAAAGACTCAGTTAAAAACTGTGGTGACGCAGTTATTACATACAGAAGTACAAACTCTCGAAAAATCAAATACAATGTCTGTACCCTAGACTTTGATAATAAATACATTCAAAATAAAAAGAACAGAGCCAGAGAGGCTAATGATACAGTTCTTTTGTTTTGTTGGGATACCGATTCGTACAGGTTATTAAAACCTGCAGATGTAACAAGTATCGTACCGCTAAGTACAATACTTAAAAACAAATGAAGATATACGAAGCTCCCGAAGTTTATGAGAAAATAATCAACCAAAATGCTGAGGGTACAGAGCAGGTTAGATTAACAATAAATGAATTTCGAGGAATAGAGTATTTACATCTTAGAAAATACTACTTGGATTTTGATGGAGACTTTAAGCCTACTAAGGACGGAGTAGCTATGCCTCTTGATTTCCAAAACTCCAAAGCATTATTTGAGGGTTTAGTAGAGATTTTATCGCTAGCAGAAAGTAAGGGTATCCTAGAAACACACTTCAAAGATATTTTGGACGAAATTTACCTCAGTTAAATTTAATTCTTGACTTTACTTTCCAAATTTGTTATAATATATAAATGGAAAATGTAAAAGCACTTTTGCGGCAGGCAGCATTAGCCTACTATAATGGTAAGCCATTTATGTCTGACGAAGAATTTGATAGACTTGCAGAGTTACATAACTTTGAAGAAGTAGGAACTACTGACGGTAGATACTCGCATATATATCGTTTATATTCGTTGCAGAAAATCTTTGACAACGAATTAGAACAAAAAAATCCTTTCCAAACTTATAAAAAACCAGTAATTGTTAGTCCTAAATTGGACGGCGCTGCTGTGGCTTTAACTTATTTAGGAGGAAACCTACACAGAGTTTTAACAAGGGGTGATGGAAAAAAGGGATTAGATGTTACACATTTAGTCAAATACTTAGTACCTAATAAAATAACAACAGGTTTATCTAAATCTTTACTGCAAATAACAGGAGAGATAGTAGCTCCAAAAAGTATTAAAAATGCAAGAAATTATGCTTCTGGCGCACTTAATTTAAAAGATGTAGAGGAGTTTCAAACTAGACAACTTCACTTTATTGCTTACCACGCAGAACCCTTTTTACATGATACTTTTACAAATTCTATGGCAGTATTAAAAAATAGTCTTGGATTTAGTACAGTATTAGACTCAGATTGGAATGAGTACCCGCAAGACGGAATAGTATTCAGAGTAGATTCTCATAAAGATTTTATTAACTTCGGTTATACATCACACCACCCTAGAGGCTCTTACGCTCTTAAAGTAAGACAAGAAGGCAAAATTACAACCTTAGTAGATGTTATATGGAATGTAGGAAAATCAGGAGTAGTAGCTCCTGTAGCTATATTAAAACCTGTAGAAATTGATGACGCTAGAGTAAGTAGAGCAACTCTGCACAATATGGCACATATAGAAGCTTTAGGACTTGAAATAGGGTGTAAAGTAGAAGTAATAAGAAGTGGAGAAATTATACCACGAATAGTTAGGAGAGTGGATTGATTGGGAAGCATATCGTGATAGGAAGGCAAATAATGTTTAAAAAATATATGGAGAAAAAAATGAATAGTTATCAATTAGTAGCTTACACATTTCTTGTTTTATTCATAGGATTCCTTATGGGATACTATGCATAGTGGCAGGTGTATATAACGAAACTTATTTTCGTAATCACCCCGCAGAGATGGAAAAAGAGGGTGTCTTATACGGAATTGTCCTAGTAAACAGAAAAACATTTGAAAGAGAGTGTATCAAAGTAGGAATCGCTTCAGGGAAGGACTGGAGACACATTGTAAAGCGTAGCAGAGGTTTTAAAGGATATGATATCCGTATTCAAAGAACTTGGACTGATACTCTTTATCATGTGTGGATACAAGAACAGTACCTACATGAACTTTATATACATGACAAATATGAACCAAAAATTAAGTTTGGAGGTCATACAGAATGTTTCAAAATTGATTCGTTGATTCTGCAGGACTTCCCGAAAAATAGTTCTTGACATGGCAACTGATTTTTGTTATAATATATATAGTAAAGAAATGAGAGAAGAATTGCAAACGATAAAACCCCCAACACATTGTCCTACTTGTAGTACAGAATTAATTTGGGAAAAGGATCAGCTATTTTGTTATAATCCAGATTGTTCTGGAAAGACAACAAAAAAGATTGAACACTTTGCAAAGACACTTAAAATTAAGGGACTCGGCCCCAGAACTATAGAGAAATTAAAGATTGGAACATTCTTTGACCTATATGAACTGCCTCTTGAAATGATGATAGACGCACTTCAATCCGAGAAACTTGCAGTTAAACTGCACAGAGAAATTCAGAATAGTAAGAATACCGATTTAGTAGACTTATTACCTGCTTTCTCAATTAAATTGATTGGGACTACGGCTTCTCAAAAAGTATGTGAAAAGATTGACTCGCTTTTAGAGTTGAACGAGAAAGTATGTAGTGAAGCAGGACTAGGCCCCAAAGCAATAGAAAACTTACTAGATTGGTTTTATGAAGAATGGACAGACGGGTATGATCGACTACCTTTTAGATGGCAACAACTTACAAAGATTGAGCCTAAAAGCACTAATAAAGGTATCGTCTGTATTACAGGAAAACTAAAAAGCTATAGAACAAAGGCAGCCGCAAAACAAGTATTAGAAAAAAAGGGCTACCTTGTCAAAAATAGTTTAACAAAAGATGTAACAATCTTA